GCCATACCTGCCTCGACGCCCTCCCCCTCGAAGATTTCAACGAGTGGAAAAAGGAGGCGTTCCGCATCCGGGAACTCAACATCAGCCTGTTCGGACAACGAATAGGCGTCGCCAAAACGCTCACGATGGCAGCGCGGTTCAAAGACGAGCCGCGCTTTTTCTTTCCCTACCAGCTCGACTTCCGGGGCCGCATCTACGCCGTCCCCTCCTACCTCACGCCGCAGGGTACGGATCTCGCCAAAGGGCTGCTCCGGTTCGCGGAGGGCAAACCGCTCGGCACCATGCAGGCCGTGCGCTGGCTGGCGATCCACGGCTCCAACTGCTTCGGCAACGACAAGGTGAGCCTCGACGACCGCCACTCGTGGGTGCTCCAGCACCAGCAGGAAATCCTCGAATGCGCGGAAGACCCGTTCAGCCATGCGTGGTGGCATGAGGCCGACGAGCCTTTCTGCTTCCTCGCCTTCTGCCTCGAATGGGCGGGCTACGTCCGGGAAGGGCTGGATTTCGTAAGCCACATCCCCGTGGCGATGGACGGCACCTGCAACGGGCTGCAAATCTTCTCGCTCATCCTGCGGGACAAAGTGGGCGGTTCCGCCGTGAACCTCCTGCCCGCCGCCAAGCCGCAGGACATCTACCAGATCGTAGCCGACAAGGTGATCGGCAAGCTCAAAACCGACGCAGCGGATCCCGACAAGGACGCCATCGTGACGACCAAGGAAGGCAAGGCGTTCTACAACCCCGCAAAAAGCGCGGCGATCCTGCTCGACATGGGCATCAACCGCAAAACCACCAAACGGCAGGTGATGGTGCTCCCTTATGGCGGCACCAAGGAATCCTGCCGGGAGTACAGCGAAGAATGGGTCAAAGACAAAATCCGCAACGGCTACCCGCAGCTTCCCGAAGACGTCTCCATCCGGGGCCTCTCCTACTACCTCTCAACGCATGTGTGGGACGCGATAGGCGAAACCGTCATCGCGGCGCGGGACGCCATGAAGTACCTGCAAGACATGGCGGGTGTGATGAACAAGCTCGACCTGCCCATCAAATGGACAACACCAGCCGGATTCCCGGTTGTACAGAAATATATGGATAAGAAAGAACGGCGCATCAAAACGAAGATCGGGGACAGTATCGTCAAACTGAACATCAGTGAAGAATCAACAACCGATCTGGACAAGCCCAAACAGAAATCCGCCATCTCCCCTAATTATGTACACAGCCTCGACGCGGCGGCACTCATGAAAACCGTCAACGGATGCCTCGCGCAAAACATCGGCAACTTCGCCATGATCCATGACAGTTACGGCACACACGCCGCCGACTCCGTAGCCCTTGCCGCCACCTTGCGCCGGACGTTCGTGGAGATGTTCGGAGGCGAGGGTGTCAACCCGCTCGAACAGTGGAAAAACGAAGTCCTCGCCTCCGTGCCCGAGCCGATGCTGGCGGAGCTTCCGGACCTTCCTATCCTGCCCGCTACGGGCGATCTGGATGTCGGCGAAGTCGCACATTCCCCCTTCTTTTTCGCCTAAATATCAGAAAAGCTATTTTTCATAAGTGAAGCCTAGTTGGAATTAGGTTCCACCTTCGGAGAGAGCACCCCCATTCGCCCGTCCCTGCCGGAAGGGTCCGAAGGGGGTGTTCCCTCTCCTCTTCCCCTCATGTTCACCCGTCAACGACAAGGAGCCCATCATCGAAAACCAACGACAGCATACCACCAACCACCCTTCCCCCTCCGTCCTCCGCGACCTCATGGGCAACGTCCCTTTGAAAGAATCGGCCCGCGCAACCATGTCCGTAGCCGACGCCCTCCAGCATTCCCCCCTCAAAGGGGCGCGTCTGATGGGCCTGACCTGCGCCTTCCTCATGGCTGCGGAGTCGGCGGGCCTGCCCGACCTCATGGGCATGGCCCGGAACTGCATGAACGACGGCGAAGGACGACGCCCCGAGTTCCGGGCGGTGGACGACTTCATCAACAACGAAATCCTCAACGAACAACACAACCGCTAGGAGCACACACATGGCAACGACCCCCGAAAAGAAAAAGCGCGCCACCTACACCACCCCCAAAGGCGGGGCCCTGTTCGCCCACCTCATCAATGTGGACTACGGCACGGAACAGTACCCCGACGAAAAGGGCAGCTTCAACGTCACGCTGGCCCTTGATGCCGACGCAGCCGCGAAGCTCGACAGCCTCATCGCCCATGAGGTCGACACCGCCCGCGCCGAGGCCGAGGAGAAGTTCGACGGCCTGAAACCCCAGACCAAGAAGAAGTTCGGCAGCGTCAACTTCAACGAGGTCGGCCCGGAAGAATACGACCGCGAGGGCAACCCCACGGGACGCCGCCTGTTCCGGTTCAAGACGGGCGCGTTCTACGAGAACCGCCAGGGCGTCAAAGTCCAGCGCAAAGTCCCGCTGTTCGACTCCATGCAGCAGCCCGTCAAGCTGTCCGACGAGCCCGGCAACGGCTCCGTCATCCGTGTCGCCTTCTGTTGCGCGCCCTACTTCGTCGAGGGGCAGGGCATGGGCGGCCTCTCGCTCTACCTGAACGCCGTGCAGATCATCAGGCTGAACACGTCCGGCGAACGCTCCGCCTCCGACTATGGCTTCGGCGCGGAAGAAGGCGGGTTCACGTCCGAAGGCATGGATGATGATGTCGCCTCCACCAACGCCGCCACAACGCCCGATGCCGACGTTCCGCAGTTCTAGCAGGAGCCGGGCCGCGCAGTTCGCCCGCTGGAACGAGGTCAGGAGGCGTACGGGCTACCGCAGCCAGTTCGAGGCCGACATCGCGGCGGCCCTCGAAGGCACGGGGGCGGCCTACGAATCATCCCGCCTGCCTTATTCCGTCACCACGACGGCAACATACACCCCCGACTGGCTCCTCCCCGACCAGTGTATCCTCATCGAAGCCAAAGGCGAACTCGGCAAGGCCGACCGGGACAAGATGCAGCTCATCAGGCAGCAGTATCCCCACCTCGACATCCGCTTCGTGCTCCAGACGCCCAACGCGAAACTCACAAAGACCGTCACGCAAGCGGACTGGTGCGAGAAAAACGGCTTCCCGTGGTGCAAGGGGCCGGGGATTCCCGACGGCTGGCTGAAACACAGGCCCGGCGTCAGGAGCAGGCGGGCATTCGCGGCGGCAACGGGAACAACACCCCATGAACAACAGAAAAAACGACAAAAGCAGTGAGCGGCACCCCTATGAAGACAGCACATTCTCCCATCACGAGCCTTGCCCGCAATGCCAGCGGAACGGCGGCGACTGGAACGGCGACAACCTCGCACGATACAGCGACGGGCACGGGTTCTGCCATGTATGCGGCTACTACGAAACCGCTCAAGGAGGTTCTGGGCGCATGGACAGGCAGAAAGACCCCGTTCCGTTTGATCCCGTCCCTGTAGATGCGTTCATGGCCCTGAAAGCGCGGGGCATCACGCAGGAAACATGCGAACACTTCGGGTACGGCATCGGCAAGGCAGGGGGCAAATACTGCCACATCGCCCCTCTCTATGACCACGAGGGTATCCTCGTAGCCCAACACCTGCGCTTCGAGGGCAAGGAGTTCCGTTGGCGCGGCTCCGCATCCGAGGCCGTGCTGTTCGGGCAAACCCTCTGGCGGCGGGGCGGCAGAAAGGTCATCGTCACCGAAGGCGAGATCGACTGCCTCTCCATCAGCCAGCTTCAAGGCAACAAATGGCCCGTGGTCAGCCTCCCCAACGGCTCCAGTTCGGGGGCCAAATACATCCGGGCCAGCCTCGAATGGCTGGAGAGTTTCGACGAGGTGGTCTTCGCCTTCGACATGGACGAGCCGGGGCAAAAGGCCGCGAAGGAATGCGCCCTCCTGCTCAGTCCGGGCAAGGCCAAGATCGCCCGCCTCCCGATGAAGGACGCCAATGAATGCCTCGTGGCGGGCAAGGGCAAGGAACTCATCGACGCCTTGTGGGGAGCCGTCCCCTACCGGCCCGACGGTATCAGGTCTGGGGCCGAGCTGTGGGACGATATCAAGAAGCCTCCGCCAGCGGGCTACGAGATCCCCTATCCGGGGCTGAACGACAAGCTCGGCGGGGTGCGCCTCGGGGAGCTTGTGCTGTTCACGGCGGGCTCGGGCATCGGCAAGTCCACCATCGTCAACGAGATCGCCTACCACCTCATGATGACGCACGG